TGTCGAATGTAGGCCCCTTGCGTCGCGAGAATGTGCGCGACTGTCCCGCCATCGATTATAAACGGGCCTTGATAACTGCAATTAGCGCCGCCGCCCTCCATGCTGATGTGATAATCAAGACAAGGCCCAAATTGTATCTTGTAAAGCGTCACATACGCGCCAGTGTAAATCGCAACAGCGCCCCCAACCCAACCGGGAGCATCGCCTGTTGACGTAAGCCTGAACCCATTGAAGGAAACACTGCAACCAGCACCGCCCGCGCTAATCGCCATTCCCTGGCTGCTTGTCAGCACCACTGCCGCCGGATTGCTGGTGTTGCCGATATAATTGATCATGCCGCTGCCGTTGTTAACGCCACAGCCAACGCAAGCTCCCGGAAAAGTTGGATTTGTGTAAGTGCCATCAGCCACATGGATATTGATGCTGTAGCCATTCAAATTGTATTTGTAGGTCTGGTTTTGCGCCCGCTGCAATGTCTTGAACGGTCCATGACCATTTGGTGTATCAACGGTCGCTTGCGTGCCGTCGTAAGCCGTATCGTCTCCGGTCGTGCCGTTGACATAGAAGTCGCGCGGACCAATCAAATATGTTGGCCCGCCGCCCGATATGCCGCTCAAGATTTGCCAGTGCGTGCCGTCCCAAGTGACCTCGATGATCTGTCCAAGGAATAAATCGCCCGCCGCCAATTCGGATTGGTCGTTGGCGCGAACCACCGGAGAAAATCCAACGCCGTTGACGTTGAGTTTAGTCGGACCAGTATTGGCATTCGCCACCTTGATACGAAAGTGCATACCGGGCAGATAAGACGCAATCGCTGGAGTTGGCGTAACCGCGATAAAGTTTGCCGTACCGGCATCCTGCACATAATTGACCTTGCCCCACTGTGCCGCCCTCGATAGCTGATGCAGATCGGCATCGGTTGGCGTCAACGAACTGTCGCTGATAAAATTGACGACCTCACGTTGCGGAAACTCAATCGAACCCGCTGGCGGGATCGAGCCCATCGTGCCGGTTGACGGGTTGCCGTTGATGTACGCGGCGTTTGGATCGCTGACGCCGTATGGTGCTTGATATTTCATCGACGTTTCCTCTTTATGGTGTCCCGGCCATGTCGCCGCCGGTTTGCAAACCGGAATAGTCAAAGATTATTTGCGTATGGCCGGGCTTCCAGCGGTTGAGCAAGCACTCGAGATCGTCGGCGGTGCCGATGCGCAGATGCGGGTCGACGCCGCATTGACCGGATGCACAACGAAACCAAACCAGCTTGGCTGCACCAACGTGGACGGTCCAATAGGCCCGGTTGCCGTCAGGCCCGAGCCCGTAGTAGGGCCATTCCGACAGCTCGCCGTCAGCAACCGGCTGATCGCCGCGCGCATCCATGATCGGGTTGCCCCACTCATTGCGCATCGGATCGGGCGGCAGAACGCCGTACACGCGAGCGTCGCCAACGTGGTCAATGCCGACGACAAAGGTGCGGTATTCGGTGATGGTGATCGCGTAGCCGATCTGCGCGGCCACCGAGATGAAAAATTCCCGGCTTTGCGCGCCGAGCATCGTCATCCGCATAATGAGCGCGAGCTGGCGCTCGTCGATGCTTTGCGGTGCGGTGTAACAAGGATCGGGCAAGCCCCACGCGCGTTCCCAATCCGGCAGCAACTCAATGGTCAGGCGCGGGTCGCTTTCGCGTTCCAGCAAATCGGCGGCGCGGCTGTCGACATCGCCCCAAATCGCGGTGAGGCCGCCGAGCAATTTCATCAGGGTCGAGTCATAGTCGCGCGGCCACGCCGGGCCGACCGTCAGCAATGCGGCCAGCGGCTCGATGTAGTCGTCGCCGCTGCGCCGCACGTGACGGTCAGGCATAAAGAATCGTACTCAACACCGCCATATAACCGGGCGCGGGCATCACGGCATCGTCAAAGTCGAGGTTGTGGTGATCCTCGCCGACCGCGTTCGATATAGCTTCCTCGATCCACGAACGGAAAATGGTTTGGCCCGGTGCCGCCTTGACGTAGAGCATGTCTTGAATCTCTTGCTCGATAGATGCCCGGGTCGCCTCGTCATCCTTGGCAAGGTTGCTGATGGTCATGTCGAGGAATACCTTGATCGGCGCTTGCACATAGCAATCCTTGACCGTCACCGGGCGTTTCAAATCGATGTAATCCTTGACCGCAATGATGTCGTCGGGCGTCGGCCAACCGTCATCGTCGGCGCGCAGATCGTCCATCAGGAATCGCACCGTCATGGTGCCGGGGCCTTGCTCGGGGAAAGCCCACGCCCGCGTTACGCCGGGCACCTGTTTGGCCCAAGCAACATAATCGTATTGCGCGCCGCCCATTGGCGGCTGTTGGATGCGCTCAAGCACGCGCTCGCGCAGCTCGTCGTCACTCTCGATGTCGACGCCGCCGGTCATCTCGACGATGGTCACGGTGCCGTCGACGCCAGCGATGGCCCCGACAAAGGCGAGGCTCGACCCCTCGTCGAGGTTGCCAGCCTTGCCGGGATCGATGGCGCGGATCGCCACCGGCGTCGAGCCGACCGTGATCTGTTCCGTGGTTTCGTACAGCACGCCCGCCGAGCCGGTGAGCTGAGTGGCTTGCGGCAAGATGGTGCCGTTGATGCCGGTCACCGTGCCCGAGCCGCTGGCAAACGTCGCGGGCTTGCGGCCAGTACCGGGCAGCCAAATTGCCGCGTGCCGGTCGAGCCATTCGGTTTCGGCGGTGTCGGGCAGAAATTGCAGCGCCAGCCAGTCGATATACAGCAACACCAAAAACGCTAAGCCAGCATTAGCGTCGGACAACACGCGCAGCACGCTGTTTGGCACCATCGCCGCCGAGTGCAGCCGCGCCGTGATGTAGTCGCGGTTTTGCTGGCGCACCTCGTTAAGACTAGGAGTTGACCACGGCATCGCGCCTGCTTCCTTTTTTCAGATTATCGGCAGCCCAAAGCGGTTGCAGATTTGTAAGCGCCCAACACTCGCGCACCTGTTCCGGTAACGTAAATGACGACACTGGTCGCCGATGATCGATGTGCCACTCGCCGTAGTTTTCCCAACACATGCCGTTGAGAAAAAGGCCAGCGATATGTGACCGCAACTCATCGACCGAATAACCCAAATCGCGAATGCTAGCCCTCGCGGTGCTAGCCATCACGTGACGAAATCGACGAGCGATGGCATCGCGCGCGCGTTGTGCCGGGTCTTGTCGACGACGTTCCTCACTGGCGCGGTGAGATGCCCGCACGCGTTCTCGATTTTGTTCGCAGTATTGGCGATACCGTTTTCCCGCGTCGCCGCGCGGCTGATTTCGTTGCCAACGATGGCGCACCTCATACCGACGCCGTCTCGCTCTTGCTCGCTCGGCTGATTTCATCAGCCTATCTCGGCCCACAGGGCTTGATACATCAACTGAATGGCGGGCAACGGGCCGCGCCAGATCGTGATTTGTGCCACGATCTTTTGCAGTTCGGTGCGCGTCACCACCACGTCGAAGCTTGAACAGATTCGGTTTTCGACGAACGGGCGCAGCGCCTCGCGGATGTAGGAATCGATCCGCGCGATGGTCGAGCCTTGGTTGGCTTCAAACCCGGTGATCTTGTGCCGCTCGATCAGCCACAGGCGGCAACCGATGGGCCACGCATTCCAGATCAGCTCAGCGTCGGTGTCGGCCCACCAACCGCGCCGGTCGGTGTCGTCGATGTTCGGCAGCACGTCGTCGGGCAGCGCCAGCCGGTTGGTGCCGAGCGCCACGATCACGGCGGTCGCCAACGCCTCGGTTTCGTCGATCAGCCCATCGGTTTTCTGCAACAGGTCGAACGTCACCGCAAACGGCGAGACGATATCGAACAGTCTGAGGTCGGGCATTTAAACCTCTGCGTTGGTCTGTTTCGCCGGGCCGCCCTCGGTCACCACCTTGGGCCCATCACCGCCCGCACTGCTAAGCCCGAGGAACGTCGGGCCGACGGTTTCAAACCGGGTCGGCGCTTTGTTGGTGATGGTCTTAGAGGTGACCGTGATCTTGTCGGCCTCGAGCAACAGCGTGCTATTGCCAACGGTAAATTCCATCTTGGTCGGATGGTTGACCGACCAAGCGTCTTTGGTCAGCGTCAGGCTGGTCAACGCCTTTTGCGCTGACTGTGCGCCTTGGCCGTCGGTGTCGCCGCCCTGTTGGCCGCCGCTCGCTTGGCCGCCGCCATCGGTGGCCTTGCCTTGCTTACCGCTCGCGCTGCCGCTGCCGCCGCTTTTCTGCGGCTTTGGCTTGTCGTCGCTGTCCATGATCTGATGAACGATCTTTTTGCTTTTCGGCGCGCTGGTCACGATGCCGTCGCGCGTGAAATGCACTTGCTGACCCTGATCGTCGAATAGCGCGACCTCGCCCTCTTTCAGCCCGAGCAAGCGATAACGCCGGTCACCGGTCACGATCAGCACGCCGTGCGAGCGTTGCCCGCCGGTGAACACGATCAGCCCCTCAGCCTTTTTCTTTTGCTTGCCCTGCCCGGTCGGCTGCTTGACCCGCGAGGTCAAACCATACGGCTCGAAATGCTCGATCTCTTTTTGCTTTTCCTGCGCGTACAGACTGATTTCATGTTCGCGAAACAGCGGGTCGTCGTCGTTTTTCTCGACG